TATCAACACCGTCTTTGTGGAACGGTAAGCCACCACAGAAGAGTTTGATGCGGGGATTCATATTCTCACGCTCCAGGAGTTCGAGGAACGCTTTGATGGTGGTTTCCCACATCTTACGCCCGGAGTTGCGGTTCATATTCACCACCAAAAAGTCATCCGGTTTGAAACCACGCGAAACTTTCGCCTCCTCTTTGGGGATATCAACGAAACGATCGAAATCGATACCATGGACCATCGTACTCACCTTCGAGGGATCAAAGTTCAGGTCATTGACCATATGGTCTGTCCAACAATCCAGGAATGTCCAGATGTGGTCAAAATTGTACTCCTTCAGGAGCTCGAAGGTGTCGATATTTTGCCAGGGGTAGACAATGTCCAGGTAAAGGTACTTCTTTGGGGGCATGTGCTCAGGGGGAATGAGGCGCATGATATCCCTGACGACATTCATATCGTTATAGTGGAACAGGACATCTGGTTTCTCCTTGATGATACTTGGGAGGATCGCAGCGTCTCCGAACCCACCCTCAGCCGATGGATCGAGTTCGAGTGCATCCAGGAATCGAATCCTAGGGTCGATGAAACGATCCTTAATTTCCTGTCCCTTATAGTTCTGGAAGGCATAGTAGACAACTTCAACACCAGGGAGGGACGCCAGATGGTTCACGAGTTTATTCGCGACACGAGCGTATCCAGTCCCTTGATTACAGTGGGTGCACATAAAGAAAATCTTCATCGTTCACTGGGTGAAAGGAGTCCCTCGTCCTTAAGCCGTAATAAATTTAGCCTGTAATACTATATGTCGACGAACATTCAAGATTTCGCGGGTGACATACAGATCCGCGGAACCACATTCATCAAGGCGAACAGTAATACGAACAATCTCGCTATTGGAACTGATGCCGGTCTGACGCTGCAAGGAGAAAACGCCGTCGCCATTGGAACCAATGCGGGTCAGACCAGTCAGGGAAACCAAGCCGTCGCCGTGGGGAACTTAGCGGGTCAGACCAGTCAGGGCATCGTGAGCGTCGCCATAGGAAAGAGTGCGGGTGCGTCTGAACAGGGATGCCAAGCCGTCGCCGTTGGGCACGGTGCGGGTGAGTCCGGTCAGGGTAGATGGGCAGTTGCCGTGGGGTTAAACGCGGGTCAGACGTCTCAAGGGAACTACGCCACCGCTGTGGGGCGTCAAGCGGGTCAGACCAGTCAGGGAGTCCAAGCCACCGCCGTGGGGTACCAAGCGGGTGAGACTAGTCAGGGAGACTCCGCCGTCGCCGTGGGGCGTACAGCGGGTAAGACCAGTCAGGGAGAGTACGCCGTCGCCGTGGGGTACCTAGCAGGTGAGACCAGTCAGGGAAACAGCGCCATCGCCATAGGGAACAACGCGGGTTCCCAAGGTCAGAACGTCGTTACCATTGCCATTGGAACTGAGGCGGGTGAGGTGGCTCAGGGGGAGAGGTCTATAGCTCTTGGCGAACACGCAGGTCAGTCGGCACAGGGAACCTACTCCGTCGCCATAGGGACCAACGCGGGTCTGGAAGGTCAAAACAACTTCGCTATCGCCATTGGCACCAATGCGGGTTGTAGGGGACAAGATGGTACGGTGGCCATTGGGGGTTCAGCGGGTAGGGAAGAACAGGGAGATGCCGCCATCGCCATTGGTCCCAATGCTGGTTCCGCGGCTCAGGGATCTTCCGCCGTCGCCATTGGGGACACCGCGGGTCAGACCAGTCAGGGAGCCCTAAGCGTCGCCATCGGGCGGCTAGCGGGTGAAGATGGTCAGAATACAGAAGCTGTCGCCCTTGGCTACGTGTCGGGGAGGCAGCAACAAGGAAAACGGGCCATCGCCATTGGGTCCTCGTGCGGGTGTAGTGTTCAGGGAAACCGAGCCATCGCTGTGGGGTACTTAGCGGGTCGGTGTAATCAGGGAAGCGACGCCGTCGCCGTGGGGCACGGAGCGGGTAACGACAGTCAGGGAAACCTAGCCGTCGCCGTTGGAGAACGAGCGGGTGATGCCAGTCAGGGAACCGCCGCCGTCGCCATTGGGCACGATTCGGGTTCGACGGGTCAGGGAGGGCACGCCACCGCTTTAGGGAACGCAGCGGCTAGGGTTGCTCAGGGATCCAACGCCACCGCCGTGGGGCGTCTAGCGGCTAACACCAGTCAGGGGAGCGAATCCGTCGCCATGGGGTACTTAGCGGGTTCTGACAATCAGGGAACCGGCGCCGTCGCCGTGGGGACCTCGGCGGGTCAGACCGGTCAGGGAAATTCCACCGTCGCCATAGGGAATGAAGCGGGGAGGGATGGTCAGAACACCTCCTCCGTCGCCATTGGGCTCAATGCGGGGAGGGAAGCACAAGGAAACGAAGCCGTCGCCATTGGGGATGGTGCGGCTACTTTCGTACAGGGAAACGACGCCGTCGCTGTAGGCCTCAATGCGGGTCGGAGCTCTCAGGGGGCCGAGTCCGTCGCCGTGGGAAAAAATGCGGGGTGTAACGCACAAGGAATCCAATGCGTCGCCATCGGGGAACTAGCGGGTTGTAACGCACAAGGTCAGAACGCCGTCGCCATCGGGTTCAATGCGGGTCGGTCTGATCAGGGAAGTGGCGCCGTCGCCATTGGGGCCAGTGCTGGGAATGATGATCAGGGAATCTATTCCGTCGCCATTGGGAACTTGGCGGGTAATGATGATCAGGCAGGCTATGCCGTCGCCATAGGGAACTCAGCGGGTCGCGACAATCAGGGAGGCTATGCCGTCGCCATAGGGAACTTGGCGGGTGATTTAAATCAGCACGCTAGTTCCATCGTGATCAATGCAACTGGGGTGGCAGTGAATAGCGATGGTTCGAGTAGAATGTATGTAGCACCGATAAGAGGACCTGTGAACAATGGTAACTATAATTTAGCTTATAACACGACAGACGAAGAGATCACTTATAGAGCAGCAGCTGTATCAGATGATCGTCTAAAGGAGAATGAAACATATATAACGAGTGCTATTAAATCTCTATTCAAAATACGACCACAAGAATACGATATTAAACCACAACTTGAATCCGAATTTGACGATATCTGGAAACGTCAATCTGGTGTCATCGCACAAGAAATTTATTACCAAGTACCCGAGTTGCGTCATTTAGTTACTATTTCTCCACAAGCGGGTGATGTCGATAGTATAAACCCGATTATAAGTGAAGACCCCACCCAAGATCCAGACTATTCTATTTGGGGTCCTGAACCTGCATCCGTCGATTATATACAATTTATTCCATATTTAATTAAGGCTATTCAAGAAGTTGTAACGGAATTACCTCGTTCGAAAACAACTGTGTCTAATACCTGGGGTCAACATATTATAGGACTCGTCGTCAGTGCCAGTGGTAATGCACATAAGACTAATACAACCCCCATTGTCACACTCTCAAATGTTTATATGGATAAAAAATGGTACGGTGTAGTTTCTGAACAAGTCGTGGATACGAATGATTATGATACCTTAATCGACACGAAGGGTGATACACGCATCTGGGTGACAAATATTAATGGACCACTTGAATCAGGGGATTTATTGACCACCTCAAACGTCGCCTCAGGTTACACACAAAAACAAAACGATGATAATGTTCATAACTATACCGTTGCAAAAGTGACTCAAGATTGTGACTTTACAACACCTATAGAACGACCTATACGAAGACCCTTAAAGGAGTTATCAAGCGTCACATATTATACCAAGACTATCAAGAAAATAATCAGACTTGCGATATATGAAAAATTAAATGAAGCTAACAAAACATATGAAGAAATTGATATTTACTATAAAATCAGTGATGTAGGGGAAAATTTCTATTATGATACCAATGGTACAGAAATTAGTTTAGAAAAATATCACAATCTTCCAGACGATGAGCGGACGATCGTGAAAAAAGAAGTAATCACACCTGAAAAGTATCAAGAGCTTTCGGAAGATAAAAGAGAGGAATTTTTACAGGGTACTCAAAATATATACAAGAGTGTATTTCAGTCAAAATCTACAAAACCTCTATATGGTCACGATGAAATAGTAATAATTGAAGAACTCGTTGATGTTTTAGATGAAAATGGTCAGGTTGTATGGGAAAACACGAATGAAACTGAACCATCATACACCCTCGTTGATCACGGAACATATAAGGCGGCACTCATTACATGTAAACTTATATGATAGATTCGCGTATGAAACCTGTCACTATATATTTTGTACCGTTTTTTACTTGTTCTCCGGTGTGTGGGTATGTCCAGGTTGATGGAAAAAATAAAATATTTCCCATTTTTGGAATTATTTTACGACCATCTGCAAATTTTGTACACCCACCATCATTCTCTGACACATTGTTTAAATAAACTATAAATGCGATTAATCGTTTACACCCAAATGCATCATCCATATGCCATTCGAACTTACCACCAACTTCATACTTTTGAATTTGAAATGAAGTATTATCTATATTAGAACCAAATTTACCTTGTAAGATTGTTTTTATTTTAGAATTTTGACTATTACTAGCAATGATATTTTCTAGATACATCTTTACACCTTCTCCTATATATTTATCAAGTTTAAGAATAGTTTCTACCCATTTATCATTTAGAGGCATATGAAGATCTTTCGAATGTTTAACCGTTTTGTTGACATGCATATCATTATAAGTACCAAGCTGTCCATCCGTCACCCCAGGATCATTCTCAAACTTTTCTATTATTTCCTCACATAGTGCCCGTGGTACAATATTATATGCTTCGTAGATGTACTCCATTTGAGGAATTATAGTAGTATTTTTTTATACCAGTAAAGTAAATAATGGGTGTCACCCTCAACGAAACGATAACACTCTCCAACGGTCTCACTGCTACGAACCCTTATGCTTCTCTGGGAGAGAATGACATTAGAGTGGAGAAGCGGGTGGAGGAGGAAAGAAACCGCGACCCAGATACTGATGTGGAAACTGTGACGACCACGACAAAGTACATCCTCCAAGGTCGCTTCACCATGTGGGTGAGCCAGGCGCTGCGCACGAGTGGATCCCGGGATATTGGCGGTTTCAGTGTTAGTGTCGAATCTGATACACCCCTCACGGGGAACGTCTATGATCTCCTTTACAATAAACTTAAAACTATGAAGACCTGCACTGATGCGATCTAAACGCCGAGTGACGCAGTCACTCGTCCCAATCGACAAAGTCGATTGCCCCCTCCCCCTTCTTACAAATTGTGTCCCAGTTTGTAACAAGTTCCCCATCCCGATCGAAGTCCGTAGGACTTCTCTCGTATCTAACCTTCTAAGAATCTTACAGATTCGCCCAAGCTTAAAAATAAACTCTCACTATAATATAAAATGTCTGGTGGTATCGCCCAACTCGTCGCTGTCGGTGCTCAGGATGTGCACCTCGTCGGTCAGCCCGAAGTCAGCTTTTTCCGTTCTACCTACAAGCGTCATACGAACTTCTCCCAAACTGTCGAGCGTCAGGTCATTCAGGGCAACGTCTCGAACAATGGTATGTCCACCATCCGCTTCGAGCGCAAGGGTGATATGCTCAACTATGTGTACCTCATGCCCATCGCGGGTGATGGTCTCTCGGCCAACTCTTTCACAAACAACTGGACTGATGTGATCTCCAAGGTGGAGCTTCTCATCGGTGGTCAGGTGATTGATGAGCAGGACTCTACCTACTCGACCCTGATCGCCCCCACCCTCTCGGCTTTCTCTTCCGCCAAGTCGGTGTCCGCCAGCCTCTACGATGGCACCAGCACCGCCAAGTTCTACCCTCTCCGCTTCTCCTTCTGTGAGAACTGGCAGTCGGCTCTCCCTCTCATCTCCCTCCAGTACCACGATGTCGAGCTTCGCATCACTTGGGGTGCTGAGGCTGCCGCGAGCAAGTGGGAGGTGTACGCGAACTACGCGTACCTCGACACCCAGGAGCGTGAAGTGTTCGCTTCCCAGCCCCAGAACATGATCATGACCCAGGTTCAGAAGGCGATCTCTTCCAACTCTAAGATTCAGGAACTCAACTTCAACCACCCCGTCAAGTACATCGCCGCTGGTGATGCTTCGGCGGTCACCATGGTCAGCACTGCGGGCAACAAGCTCAAGCTCCAGATCAACGGTACTGATGTGGCTGACTACAAGTTCGCTGATCCCAACTTTACCACCGTGCCCCTCTACTATCACACCTCCCACGGCACCGCCACCCCTGGCACCAAGCTCTTCTTCTATCCCTTCTGCCTCGATGCTGGTAAGCTTCAGCCCACTGGTTCCCTCAACTTCTCGCGCCTCGATTCCGCGCGCATCATCAACGACACCGCCAACTCCGATAAGGACATCTACGCTGTGAACTACAACGTGCTCCGTATCGAGAATGGTATGGGTGGTCTTTTATATTCTAACTAATTACTATATGTGGAAACTCATTTTCCTTCTCGCCATCGTTTTTGTATTGACGTATGATCCCAAGTCCAGGACGCTCGAAAAGTTTGTTGGTCAACCCACACCCCCGACACAGAAGTCCTGCGAAAACACGCATTACGAAGCCGTTCAATTCGCTCAGACACCCTATGAGTGTCCTCCCCCAGGGAGGGCTAAGATGGGTGCACTTACTTAAAAGAGAAGTTAGAATGTAACTTACAAATGATCCAGATGACCCGAGAAAACATCATGATGATCGCGACAGCTGTCTGTCTCGTTGGAATCATCTTCCTTTTCAAGGAGTTGAACAAAACCAAAGAGGAGATGAACGGTTTCAGGACATTTTCGGAGCAGCTTGTTCAGCACATGAATAGACCCGTACTTGAGGAGGAAGATGATGTTGAAATCAAACCGGAGACAAAACTGGAGAAAATCGAAGAAAAGAAGGAGGAATAAACATATCGGTATATTGTAACTTGCGAATGCGCAATGAAAAAATACAAAGCTATCGCGATACCGGTTAGTTTCGCCACCGGGAAACCAAAGTTTCTCACAGTAAGGGATCGTCGATTCAAGGATTGGATTTTTGTGACAGGTGGGTGTCGACGCCGTGAAATTTTCAATCCACTTCGATGTGCCCTTAGGGAACTTGAAGAGGAGACGAGAGGTGTGGTTTCCCTAAAAAACGGTGAATACACAGAATTCAAATTTACAGTCAAAGAAAGTCCCACAGTTGATCTTGAATACAACGTCTTTATATTCTTCGTAAACTACTCAATGTCAGAACAACAATCCCAAGTGAGAAGGTTTTACGAGGAAAAGCAAAAAACAAATCTAAAAAAACTGATGAACCAACCCATCAAGAAGACATTCGATGAAAATGATTTCATGAGCTACGATACACTCGAAGAGTTCAACACTCGTAAACGCTGGAAACTAATCGTAGATAATGTGATCAAGAATCCACAATTTTACGCGTGTATAAGTTCTCACAATAGAAAAACCTTCTCTATTAAATAATGAAGTCCAAGGCTTACATTTTGATGCAAATTGAAGAACTTCTGGAAAAGAACCGTGGTTTCTGTGAGGAGGAGATTAGGGAATGGAAAGAACAGAATAAAGATATGACAGTCTACGAATTACTCACCTTTAAGAAACAACTTGCTCAAACCCAAGAGTATCCAGATGTTTCTTGTATGAGGTGGTTTAGAGAATAAAGGTGTACATCAGGTATGTTTAAGGCTTGGTGTGCATCACAAAAATTTAACAATGCAACCAATCTATCACATGTGCTCATGGACGGTGGTGTCCTCTCCGTGCCATTTGATAAATTGAATGACTTTTATGACAAGTACATAGAAGCTATAGGGCGGGGTGAAAAGCTCTATGTCGTCGAACAGAAGAGTGATACCTATAACTTTTTCGTGGATATCGATTACAAAGATGATAAACCTCTCGAAATTGATGAAGTTAGGAGTATTTGTAAAGTCATCTGTGACAAAGTGAAGAGACATGGTGGAAAAGAGTGTCTCGTATCAATCTCACCACCCAAAAATTCTGGTACACTCATAAAAACTGGGGTTCATCTGAACTGGCCGGGGTTTGTGGTTGACCAGGTGTCAGCTTTAGCACTTCGAGACCATATTCTTCTGGCTCTTTCAACACTGAACAGTGCTACAGATTGGAATGAAATTATCGATCTGGCTGTCTATGGAAGTGCTAGTCGTAAAACGAAAGGAAGTGGTTTCAGAATGCCGTGGTCATACAAGAGAGCAAAACATAACGCATGTGGTGGTCGAGGTTGTGAAGAATGTGAAAAGGGAAAGGTGGATCAACTCGCATATCTCCCAATTTTTGTATACAAACCTGGACCACCTCTCAGTACAATTCTTGAAATTGATCAAACACCAAGTGTAGAGATTCTCAAAATGTCCGCAGTTCGAACAGATGTACCCCAGACGGTGCATGTAGAGCCACCATCGGTCGTGGTGAAGGAGGGTACATTCACAAAAGAGCAAACGAAAGACGAACTCCATGATGAAGAGACGAAACTTCTCATACAGGAGTATGTTCGAAGACACTTGGAAGGTCAGCAGAACTCTTACATCACCAAACTCTTCAAACATAAACAAACTTTCTTAGTATCGACAAACTCAAAATATTGTGAAAACCTCAAGCGAGAGCATGGATCTAATCATGTTTGGTTTATCATCAGTGGAAACGAGATTATTCAAAAGTGTTTTTGTAGATGTGAGACAATTTGGGGAAGGCGGGATGGTTTCTGTAAAGATTTTTGTGGGCGTAGACACTTATTGACACCAAATATTACAGACAAGTTGTATCCCAAGAAGGATGTCAAAAAGTATTGTCCAGAAATCAAGAAGCGTGTCGAGAAACCTCCAATTGAATACAGTAGTATCAAGGAGCCCTTAGAAGTGTTCATAACACAGAATATGAAAGCCCCAGAAGGAACACATGTGGTTAAGATTGAAAAGAGTAAAACACAATTCACAGCTCTGACGACATCCACTTACTGTGAAACGATTCGGGGTGTACATGAAGGTGTTTCGATGTCGTATATCATCAAGGGGAGAGAGATTCGACAAAAATGTCCCAGTTGCAAAAATAACGGTTCTAGAACTCATGTCTTAAACAGTGAGATTGTAAAGGTACTTAAACAATAATTCCTCTATATACCCAAATGTCCGAAATTGTTACTACTCGTTCTGGTCGTAAGATAAAGAAGCCTACCGTGTTTCAGCCCACTGAAACGGATCTTGTAGATGATTATGCTGATGACGACCACGATACGGACTTCGATTCCGAACTTGACACAGAAGATGAAGAAGAATTTACTTCAGACGAAGACGACGACGAAGACGAGATGGATGAAAAGGGTAATCTCAAAGACTTTGTCGTAGATGATGAAAGTGAGTCAGAAGATGCTTAAAAAAAACGGTGTTAAAATTAGAAAATGGAGACTGACATTGGAAATCCAATTGAATACGATCCATCCGTCGATCCTTTAAATAACGAAAAGATTGAGGACACTAATCAGGATGAGCAGTACTACAATGACTATTCTATGCAAGTTCCACACGCATTCCCCCCTCCACCCATGCCTCCTACCCCTGAAAAGACCGATTTCTTCTCCACAATTGACAAGTCAACTTGGATCATCGCTTTCGCAGTATTCCTTCTAGGCTTTTTTATGGGGAAAACCATGCAACCAGTTATCCTCAGGTATACTTGAGTATGCAACAAAAGTCCCTATGTCACCATAGATGGGCTTAATACTACCAGTCTCATCCATTTTAATGAGTTGTGTTGGATACCTGGGATTAATAAACGCATCATCCGTATCTTCAATGAACCCAGCAGTCGTCGAAGCTTCAGGCTCTGTAACTGTTTTGTTTTTTAAATTGTACTTTGGTTTAAAAAACAAAATAAAAAAGGCACCAACCAAAAGGATGGTTAGAATTATTCTAAACATTCTGTTTACTGTATGTTGATATTATTTACGCGGACTCTTCCTCCTTGATCTCCCCAAGCTTCGCATCCTCATCACGCTTCTTCTGACGCTCCTCCATCTCCTTCGCGACGATGGCATCAGCCTCCTTGACGAGCTCTTCCATGGGAGCGTCGGGCTTCTCCTTCTTGAGACGCTCGAGTACCTCGGCGGGATGAGAAATAGGTGCCTCATCGGGCTTGGTGTAGAACTTCGAGTTGTCATCACCAGGGGTGTACGAACTGTTCGCCATCGCCGCCTTGCGCTCCTGGAACATCCGAGCAGCCTGGGCCTGGTTCTCTTTGTAGCCAACCATGATCTCCTCGAGCTTCTCGTTGGTGTAGTGCACATCCTCAATCTTCGAAGAATCGGGAGGGATCAGGAGCCACTTGTACATGTCTACGACATAGATATCGAAGGTGGGGTCCTCCTTCTGAAGGCGCTTGGCATGGTTCGCAGCCTCATCACGAGTCGCGAAGGCACCACGAATCTTGATACCAAACTTGTCATTCTTCTGGGGAGACTCAGGACCAACAATCGAGAGGCACGCAAAAATCTGACCGGGGACAGTGGTGTAATCTTGCTCGAGAGACATTATATCTACCCGACGCATCAAAACTTTAAGCTTCCTAAGTAAGACTATTAAAAACGATAATCTATATCTAACCATGGAAGAGATTCGAAAGAATCACAACGATGCGAAGCGACAGCTCATACAGAGTGTCGCTCGTGAGGGACAGCACATCCTCGATGTTGGTTGTGGTTTTGGTGGAGATCTTCAAAAGTGGCACAAGTGTGGTGTTAACATAAACATGTGTGATCCCGAACATGATGCGCTTGAAGAGGCTCGTTCACGCGCGAAGAATATGCATATGCGGGTCAATTTTTACGAGGGTGACATTCACAATTGTCCGAATAGAAAGTTTGACATTGTGTGTTTTAACTTTTCACTTCACTACATCTTTGGATCAAAGGGGTTGTTCATGAGTTCAATTAAGGAAATCAAGAAACGCATGAAACCTGATGGTCTTCTCATAGGGATCATCCCAGATTCTGAAAAGATCATCTTCAAAACGCCTTATCAGGATGATATGGGTAATTTCTTCAAAATGAAAGACCATGGAAATGGTGGCTTTGGTGAAAAGTTATTTGTGCATCTCACTGACACACCCTATTACGCAGAAGGACCAAAGTCAGAACCGGTGGCATACAAGGATCACCTGGTGACTGGTTTGGAGGATCTAGGTTTTAGATTACAACTTTGGGAGGGACTCACAGGAAATCCCATCTCAGAATTGTATAGCAAATTTATCTTTGTCTATAACAGATGATAGCTTTGGCTTTACTTATTGTCATCAATCTCATAATTCTCCAGTTGACACGCGAACCTCAGGTACTCACGGAAGTAAAACAGAGATATAGAAAACTTCGTGATCACCTCAATGAAACTAAGAATGAAAAGTACCAGATGCTGACGACTCCCGTACCTCTCACGGGGATGAAACGAATGAAGGAGAGTGTTGGGTATAACACCAACAAAGGTGCGGAGATTGTCGTGTGCTTAGATGGGAGTGTCAATGACATCTTCCATGTACTCATCCATGAGTTGGCTCATTGTACAGTCAAAGAGTATTCCCATTCGGATAAGTTCTGGCAAAACTACGTGGAACTTCGGGACATGTGTATAGAGCTTGGCATATATGAACAGATCCCAGATCGAAAAGAGTTTTGTGGTCAGCACATCCAGGATAAATAATCTCAATGTACTTTAAATGAAAACACCTATCAGTGTGTTGATGATGGCCATCGCCTACTGGATCCTCATTTATGGCATCACCCTAGTGCCTCAGTATGTGAGCAACTACTACGTCAATCTCGTATGGATGACTGTTGTCATACCTAACGTTCTTCGTTTTGCTATTGGAAACATTCCTCGTCTCGCTGTGGATCGCGTATTCTTCTTGACGTCGACCCTCATCGCCCTCGTGCTGACTTTCCTAATCAACCAGATTTCCAAGGAGACCAAGGATGCGATGACTGATCCCGATGCTTCTAACAACAAGAAACTTAAATTGAGTGGCTTGTTGGCAGGGACATTCGCAGCGGGAGCCCTCGCGACGTATTTTGCGGGTATTGATACCTCGATTTACAGTAATATGGGCTGGGAAACAACCGTCTAAGGCTTAACAATGTAGTCCTTCATGATATAGAAGATCACAGCCGCCACAGCACCGGTGGTGGCAAGACCAACCATGCTTCTACCCCCCTGTTCGTTAAGGAACTTGGGGATAGAGGTCGCAAGACGGTCCTGGACAGGTTTGCTCACAGCGGCGGCGGTGCAAGCAGCGACGACGAGGGCGGTGAGTTGATCATCCGTGAGATTCAGGGGGTTCTTCTTCTCGGGCTCGGAAGGAGCTTGGGGAGCTGGGTAAGCGCCCTGGGGTTGGGGAGCGGTCATTTGGGGCATAACACCCTGCATACGGGGCTCGTCAGTCATCATAGGGGGTTCCATCATAATATCGTTAATGGGAGTAGAATCCATCGTCTCTTTACTTTGACTCATATTTTTTTCAGCTTTAAAAGACGTAGAAGGATTGTCATGCAGAGGAACCATTCCCTCTCCGTCGTCGGAAAGATTCATGGTGTGTACTTGATCAGAGGCCATTTAGTATAGTCATATGTTTTTGAATTCAACACTCAACGCGTCTTTGTGATTTTGAGACTTGTCTTTCTCGTCGCCTTCTTAGCGTCATCCTCCTTCTGTTCCAGATGTTTGGGATTGTACATCTTCTTGTGAAGTCTCCACAGATCCGGACCACCAACCCTAAAGTTTTTTCGAATCGACGCCTTGTACCAGAATACACAATCCTGAATCTTGTTAGATTTTACTGTATTGTCTAACACGAGACACTCGTAGTTTTCTGTACACGCATCCATCACCTTGCAGAACATGTCGAAAGAGGGGAAGATACCAAAGAAGGATTTGTACAACTTTTCACGATTTTGAATGATATTTTCCCTGAGGATGAAGACATAATCAACATTCGCACGAAGAGCTGGGGGAAGATCCATCACATACTGCATGGTCAACATAAAGAAGATCTTCCAGTGACGACCATTCATAAAACACTGACGAATACACGTGTCCTTAAGGAACTTTGAATCGTACATACAGTCATCCAAAAGCATGAATGCTCCACAATTTGTTTTTCCTGCACCCACCAATTTACGTTGCCTCGCCATGACTCTCTCTATAGCGTCGCGATCGTAGTCGCCGTAAATGAACAAGTCTGGGATAAAATCAGAGTAAAAGTGATTTCCCTCCTCTGTTCCTGAAAGCACTATACCCGCTGGTAGATGTTTCTTATGGAACATGATGTCTTTCACGAGTGTCGATTTACCCGTATTACGCTTACCTATGAAAACACATACCCTGTCGTCTGTTATCGTCTCGGGTTTGAATTTCCTCAACTGAAGGTTCATTCTACTTTTAGTGTCTCGTTTTATTTACCAAAATTTTACTCATATAGAGTAGGAATGGCTGGTCGTCTGAGACTCGCCGCCACTGGAGTCCAAGACCAATGGCTCACAGGTGAACCACAATTTTCGTATTTCCTGACAAATTTCAAGAGACACACCAGGTTTGCATTTGACTTTGTAGAGAGTCAATTCGATAGACAACTTGACTTTGGAAGGACTGTGACATGTAAAATCCCGAATGATAAAGGTGATCTCATCAGGAACTTTACACTCAAGGTCACGCTACAGGACCCAACCCCCGATGCAGGTGGTCAAAATACGACTATATGGTGTCCCTCTGTGATAACTCACCTCATAGAGCACGCTGAACTTCTCATTGGAGGTCAGCCAATAGAGAAGATTACAGGCGAATATATCTATATGCATCAACAACTTCATAACACAAATGATGATATTGAACAAACTCTGTATTTCTTAAACGGTCATGGGAATGTGCTGAGTTATCAATCCGGAACAAATTACACGTATTTCCTTGATCTTCCCTTTTACTTCTACAGAAATCCATCCCTCGCTATACCAACTTGTGCGTTGACGAAACAACTCGTCGAAGTTCGTATCAAACTCAGACCCCTCGCGGAACTCATATTTGGTGGCGCTTCTTCGGGGGTTATCAGTTCTATCCAAAAGTTTTCGATCGATACTGAGTTCGTATATGTGACTCCCGACGAGAAGAACTTTTTGATGTCTCGACCACTTGATTACATCATCACACAAGTTCAACTTTCACAATTCAAAATGAAAGCTGGTGAGAATGAAAAATCAGTCATGCTCAACTTTACTCACCCAGTCAAAGAACTTTACTTTGTTTCGCAATCTGAAGAGTCTGTTCAAAATAACTATCCAAATGAGTACAACACTATAACGACTGCAGAGTTGAAATTCAACAACGAGGTTGTCTTCAAAAGGGATACAAATTTTTTAGTCTATGAACAATCCCTCAAACATCATGTGAACTGTCCATTAGCTACTGAAACAACACCATCTGCACCTTTCAATAGTTCTCAGTACACCTTCGGTCCAGCGAAGTTTGGTATGTACTCCTTTGCACTTAAACCAGAATCACCTTACCCAACTGGTCAGGTAAATATGAGTCGCATTTCACACAAACTTTTTACAATTAAGATCAATCCAATAAATCAGGTGGATGATAACAACACGAGGATATACGCAGTGAATTACAACGTCTTACGAATTGAAAGTGGTTTAGCGGGATTAAAATTTTAGATAGATATAGTAGTAATGGCTGGACAAGTTCAACTTGCTGCCTCTGGACCCCAAGAGCAGTTTTTTACATTGAACCCAGACTACAGTTATTTTGTAGAAAGTTTCAAGAAACATTCAAACTTTTCTACACAGTTTGTCGACCTGGATCCAGAAAATCAAGTAAACTTCGGGAGTAAAGTTCGCTTCAGAGTTCCCCAAAATCAGGGTGATCTTTTGAAGACGTTGAGTGTAAAGTTCACTCTTCCAGCTTTGAGTAGTAGTATGGTGTACATCGAATCCGTAGGTCACGCACTCATAGAGTATGTAGACCTCCTCATTGGTGGTAAAGTTGTACAACGACTTACCAGTGACTATTTACAGATTTATTCCGAACATTATGTCACCCAAACGAAACAAAAGGCTCTTGAGCAGTTGATTGGCAAATACCCACTGAGAACTTCGGACAAACTCGTTTCTCAAGTCGTTGGTAATGCTGGTATAATCATTCACAATACACTCGGTTTAGGCACTGATGAAAACTTTTTTGTCGATCTTCCATTTTATTTTTATGAACATCCAGAATTGGCGATACCCCTATGCGCCATAGAAAATCAGGAAGTTGAGGTTGAATTTAAGTTGAGAAATGCTCAGGACATCGTGATAAAGGTGAATGGAAATTATGAAACACTCGAGCAAGACGTACAGATTTCGGATTTCAAATTGTGTACAGAAGTTGTCTATCTTGATTGTGCTGAGAGGATGCAAATACAAAACGCTAAGAGGGACTATCTGATTACACAAATCCAACAAAACACCTTCGATCTCGGTGCTGGTGTAAATGAAGGTACATTCAAGCTTGAGTTTGTCAACCCAGTGAAAGAGTTGTACTTTGTTGTTCAGAGACAGGGAACTACGGGTGATGGGGTTACACAAGGTAACTTTGTAACACCATTCGATTACGACAATCTGTATTCAGTCGTAGACGACAAACTCGTGTTGTATGAGAACTTGGATTATCTCACATTGTCCCTCGATGGCCAAGATATCATCACACGAGATACTGGGAATGTCGTGTTCCTTAAGGCTATACAAGGAGCAATCCATCACTCTAAAACACAATTGATTCGAAGGTTCTACTCCTACAGTTTCGCACTTCAGCCAGAAGAGTGGTATCCAACTGGACAGATCAATATGAGTTTGGTAAAAGAGCAGATTCTTAAGATGAATCTCACAACCAGCCCTGATTTTGCGAGACAAGTGCGAGTGTATGCAGAGAGTTTCAATATTTTACGCGTAAGTGGGGGAATTGCAGAAACTCTTTTTAACGTCAAATACTAAAAATGAATATGCAAACGGGATTTGGTAATGGCAATGGGGAGCAGATGGCGGAAGAATATGTCAAGAGTATGATTGATATTCTTCTACCCGTGATGGAAAAGAGTATGTTGTTCGCATCTGAATATTCTAAAGCTTGTGGAAGAGATACTGTACTTCCAGAAGACATAGAATATGCCATGAAGTATTGTGCGATGTACACAGTTGGTCAAGATATAGGTACACTCTTTCCAGAGTTGTACGACGAGGAAGATTCCGATGAGGATGACATCGAGGAAGTTGACCACGAAGATTGCCCACCTTTCGAGAGGTACACCGGTACCGATGAACGATTTGTTCTTATGAACCAAGCGTATGATCGTTGGGATTCATGGATTCCCCAAAATCCGACAGAACAGATGTTAAAAAATGCCATTAATAGTAATGAGCACCTCAGAGCCTGAAGCATGGACATTCTCAGATGACAAGTTTAAGAAGTATGAATCCGAGAACAGCTCTAGTGAAGAGTCATCTGATGATGAACAACTCTTCTCGAAAACAAAAACAATCAAAAAGAAGAAGTTTAAAAAACTCGTCGAAAAGGAGAAACTCTCATTTGAATAATTTTCTCAGGATAGTGTATAACACTCACAATGGAAGCCGCCCGCAACCAAGCTGTCGAAACCGTCAACCTCGTTACCCAGGAGCTCGAGACCCAGTCGCTCAACGCTATCGTCGCGGGTTTCTCCTTCGCCGCCGCCATGTCCTGGATGGACCTCGTCCGCTGGGTCATCAGCCAGGTCATCAAGGTGCCCAAGAACGGTGGTACCCAGTACACCCTCACCGCGATCCTCACCACTCTCCTCTCGATCGCCGTCTACATGATCGTGTCTCGCGTGTCCACCCGCGTGTCCAAGCCCGCTCAGCCCGTCTTCGCCATCACCCGGTAAGTTCTTTTAGACTTTCCAGACATGAGCGCTATTAATATCAAACCGAAAACTACGACGATTCCGACGTAGATTTTCCATTTATAAGGATCCTCATCCTCCTTTTCGGGGATGCTTATAGATGTTTTCTCTTCAATTTCCTCAAGGGGAACCTTTGGTAGATTCTTAAGTTTATCTGTAGAACAGGTGACTTCAAACTTCAGTATGTGTTCTTGGTTCATAAAATCATAGGGAATCAATCGCCCATGACTCATGTAGAAGAACTCGACTTGAATATCTTTGATGTATTTCAGGGGGCCACTGTGGAAATGATGTGTGAGGACGTCATCGGCGCCGTTAAAGTTTATAAAATCAGAGCCATCCAATAAGATGTGGCCAGTGTAAAATGGTGTTGAGGTGTATACACTCTGATTAAACTCATCAGAACCAGCTGAAAGTCTCAAAACGAGTGTGTTTGGTCCAACTAGATTGATCGCACCCGATGTCAATACATTACTTGTTGAAGCATAATCGTTTGATCCGAAACCAAGTACTTGATGTGGTGTCGTGGTCGTGGAAGAATCTTGAAGAAAACCGTTTTCTCCTGTATAAAATTCAAAGGTGAAAGTGTTTGATGTTCCAACATTAGAAAAAGTAAAACGTTTTGTATCCGTATCAAATGAAACTTCGCTCACGTTGGATACTGGTGGTGCAAGTTCATTCTGTAGGTGTGTCGCCAGATCATCCCCAGTTGGATAATCAGCATTTTCCAATGCAATCGTTTGACCATCGACACTGAATGTGTTATTCGTCTCACAGATTGTCAACTGGGGTGTAGGGATACGGGCGGAAACGAGTTTAATTTCAGAAACATCGTAAATTGGGTTTTCTAGAGTGATGACATAGTTGTTTGGACTCGAATATGTGTTGGAGTATGCATCAATCACATATGTACCTTCACTATCGTAATACGAGTTTGATGCAATCACATCGATTCCACGCTGACTACTGTCAATAGAGAGGTTGTGCACCTTCATTAAAATATAGGGACAATATTTTAATGAGTGTTTTTGTCTATATCCAAACACTTACTGGGAAAGACTGTGCGCGAGGGGGTTGTTCTGCAGCTGCCTCTTCGCCACATCAAGATGTCTAGTGTTGGGGTTTTCATTACCCTTGTACGCGTTGAACTGGTGGAATGGTTTCTGTTTGTACTGCTGAGTCCAAGCACCGTTGGCGGCATTCACACGACCATCAACGCGAGTCGTATCGGTGCGCACCGCAGTAAGGGCACCACCTTGCTTTAGAGCAGACTCACGAACATTCATACGACCAGCATTGCCCATGCGGTTAGGCTTGCCGCGACGATCATCGGGGCGGAATCCATATCTCATGAGCTCCTCATTCGTCTTGGCTGTAACCTTAGAAGCGGCGCTGTTGGTATAGGCACCATGGTGGCTGTGGATACCAGGGGCTGGGCGGTTGTAATATTCATACTGTGCATCGTTGCGATCACTCTTAAATCGAGTAGGATCTTGAGACATCGTCTGGGCTGAAACAAAACGCTTGGCGCCGTTGAAACCTAAACCATCTTCACGAAGACCAGTCTCGGAACGGTTGGTCGTACGCTTGGTCCTTTCATGCTCATTACGAGGAACAACACCAGACATACCTTGGGCACGACCGGGCATAGTAGGGAGCCTCGAGGGAAGGTAGGCAGTTGTCTCGGGCTTGTTGTGAGTAAGTTCACCAACCATAGCCGAGCGACCACCAGTAACATCTCGAGCTGGACCCGTACGCCCTGGAAGAGTAGTTAGCCTGTAAGCACCAACATTGATGGGGTTGACCCTAAAGAGTTGCTGATGACCACCAACTGCGGGAACATTGGGACCGACACCAAGACCTGGACCGACGAGCTGCTTCTCAACTGGGGAAAGATTGTTCATTCGACCCTGATCATACATACGGTTGCGCATGTTGAGGATCTCCTGGCCACCACTCCTCTGTTGCCTAGAAATATCAGCAAAGCTTTCCATCTCCCTCTTGCGAGGAGGTTCCATGACTGGTTCAAAATTGGTGTTTTCGACAATCGTAGGATTCTTTATAACGGGCACATCGTTATCAACCTTAGGTGGGACTGATTTAGTACTTAAGTTGCGTCCAGCGTACACAAGACCGGCTACAGCCATAAGTGAAATGGGATCAGCCATTCTTACTTCTTACCTACATTTTTATTAACATATCTTTGCTGAAAAAGACCATTCTGGAGTTCGGCCCGAGTGCTCGCAGGTTCGTAACGAATCGTGCGGAGGGGGACCTTACACTCCATGTTGGTCAGGGGGAACAGATTACGTTCATATGTCTGAACGATGTTCTTGTTGAAACGGGAAGTCGACTGGGGACGAAGTTCGTCGCTCGTGTTGATGTACTGAGCTGGGGAACCCTTACCAGCCATGTAAGGGGCAGTGCCGTACAACATTGTGTTGGGGCGGCAACCACCACAGTTGAGAGTACTGGGCTGGGGGTACACAAAAACTTCATCAGTCGCCTTCACTGGGGGGAGAGCACCTTTGTTTTGAACGATGGAAAGACCAGGTTGAAGCTGATACGCCATTTATTATTACACGAGAATATTATCTAGCAAACATACCCGATCGCTTATCCCCACTTCCATCGAGACCCCCAAACGCCTCAAGCTGAACACCCCGAGCATTAGGATCGCAGTATCCAGTGCCACTCTTGCACATTGGACCATTCTTGGGACCATAAAGCCATTCAGCGAAAGCCGTTTGGTCTCCTGGAATTTTAGTCACGGGGTTCGAGATGAACTGGCGCTCCGCAGCATTACGCAAATACTTGGGCATCGGTGTGCGGGATCGTCCAGAATCATAAGGGATGCGATCACTGATATAGCTGTTCACGAAAGGCTTCACACTGGGGTAATAGCAAGCCTCCAGACGGTTAGGCGCGTCGGTAAAGTCGGTGATGAGAACATTGCCCATGGGGTTATCCTCTGTGGGCATCTGACACTTGGTGTTCTTAACACCAGAACCGTACGTCTCCCTGACCATCTTCGACTTGTACAACACGAAGATCACTGCGATGACGGTGGCACCAAGAACAAAAATGCGAGGATCGCGACGGGTTAAATAAAGAACACAACTGACATAGATGACAAAACGAGAAGCAGCGTTCACCCGATC